AACATTAAGTAGCAATAATGATTTTAACAAACAAATAATAGATGAATTGAAAAAACCGTCTAGTAAAACGTTTAATGCTATTAGACAGATTATTGCAGATAATAATATTTCCTCGTTTGATGACGTGTATAAATACTTATATGACAACGATAATCACTATGCTGTAGGATGTGAAGGACAAATAGCAATTATTTTAAACGAGTATATCTATCAATCAAACTTTAAAGTAGACTTAGAAATAAATTTTATGTCTTGTATCTCTCGTATTATTGACGTATTAAAAACAAATAAAATTTTATAAACAAAATGAGCAAACAACAACAACAATTAAGCATGAATGTTGATATTAAAAATTCAACAGCAATTAAATCACCAGATGGTAATCAAGTTTTCCAAGAAGGTGTAATATTAAGAAAAGTATCTAGATTTATAACAGGTACATCTGAAGATGGAATCATTCCTATCCCAGTATTTTTTGATGTAAAAACAGGTAAAGTATTAGTAGAATTATTACCTAAAGAATTGAGAACAGAATTCGAAGATGACAATATTTGATTTTTTTAAACAAGTAACTACCGATAAAAAGCCTTGGTCATCTTTTACCGAAGATGAGCAAAAGGCATTTAATCCTTATATGCTACATAAAATAGTATCTATGACCGAGGCTTATATCGAAGTTGCTAATTTAGGACAATCATTACCTTATACTGAAAAAGAAAAAATATATAAATTTTATTGTGAATTTTTACCTAAAAAATCCGTATATTCAAAATATATTAAAGGTACTAAAACAAAAATAAATGAGGATTTATTACAATATATTTCTAGGTATTATGAATGTTCATTTAGAGAAGCAGAAGAGTATATTACATTATTAAAAAAAGAAGACATATCTAATATATTATTAGGATATGGTATTGAAGATAAAGAAATTAAAAAGTTATTAAAATGAAAGAAGCAGTAAATAATCCAGCACACTACGGTGGAGCAGATAATCCTTATGAAGCAATCAAAGTTATTGATGCTTGGGATTTAAATTTTAATTTAGGAAATACAGTTAAATATATTGCTCGTTGTGGTAAAAAAGATGATGAAATACAAGAGCTTGAGAAAGCAGCTTGGTATTTAAATAACGAGATTAAAAAAAGAAAATCTCGTAATGGATGAGGCAACAAGAGCTTATTATGGTTTTAGTACAGGAATAAAGGAAAAAAAACCAAAAGCTAAAAAACTACCTTCTATTGTAAAGGAAATAAAAAAATATACTTTACAAACAATGGATTATTCTAAACAGAAATCCATTTCATATAGTCAAATGTCTATGTTTACTCATTGCCCACACAAATGGGCCTTACAATACAAAGACGGACACTATACCTCAGAGTCATCAATAAACATGACTTTTGGTACTGCTTTACACGAAACAATTCAACATTATATAGATGTTATATATGATAAAAGTGGAGCAGAAGCCGATAGAATTGAGTTAAACGAGTATTTTGAAGAACGTTTAAAAGAAACATATAAAAAAGATGTTAAATCAAATAATAATGTTCATTTTTCAAATTCATTTGAATTAGATGAATTTTATAATGATGGAATTGAGATTTTAAACTACATTAAAAAACATAGAAATGATTTTTTTAGTAAAAAAGGATGGTATTTAGTTGGCTGTGAAATTCCAATACTAACTAATCCTAATCCAAATTATCCTAATATTTTATTTAAAGGATATCTTGATGTTGTTTTATATAATGAAACAACAAATAAGTTTTTAATTTTAGATATAAAAACAAGTAAAAGTGGATGGCATGAAGATTCTAAAAAAGATGAAATCAAACAATTTCAATTAATATTATACAAAATATTTTTTGCTAATCAGTTTAATGTTCCAATAGATAATATAGATATTAAATTTTTTATTGTTAAAAGAAAAATCAATGAAGAGGCTGAATTTGCTATAGCTAAAAGAAGAGTACAAGAATTTGTCCCTGCAAGTGGAAAGGTCAAAATAAATAAAGCTCTTCAAACTATGAATAATTTTATTGAAACTTGTTTTAATCAAGATGGTACATTTAAAAATAGTAATTACGAACCTATCCCAAGTTTATGGAGCTGTCGTTATTGCCCATTTTCAGGAAATCAAGATTTATGTCCTAAAGGATTAAAATAATTTCATATATATTTATATTTTTTGTTTTTTGCATATATTTATATACAACAAATAAATAAAATTTATGACAAACAAAAAAATGACACTAACTAGTGTTAAAGTTCAAGAAGATTTATTCCATAATTTTCGTGTAGAGTGTGTAAAAATGAAATTTAGTTTACAAAAACTAACAGAAAGATGTATACATCTATACTTAACAGATTCGGAATTTAGAAAAATGATTCATTCTCATAATAATTTAGATACTACTGAGTAATTGAATTTGGTTATTAAAAAGAAAAGTTATATATTACAAACATAAGTTATGATAAAAGAAAAATTCGGTTATTTAAAACCTGATGAAAGAAAGAAAATACTTCTAATATGCGATGATATTCGTGTACATTCAGGAGTAGCAACAGTTACAAGAGAAATAGTATTCCACACAGCTCAACATTTTAATTGGGTAAATTTAGGAGGAGCAATTAACCATCCTGAAGCCGGTAAACGTTTAGATTTATCTCAATCAATAAACGAGGCTACAGGTTTAACAGATGCTTCAGTATTTATGTATCCGGTAAGTGATTATGGAACTCCTGATTTATTACGACAAATAATAAAAATTGAAAAACCAGATGCTATAATGTTAGTTACTGACCCACGTTATTTTATATGGTTGTTTAGTATGGAAAATGAAATTAGAAAACATATTCCAATTACTTATTTAAATATTTGGGATGATTATCCAGCTCCAATGTACAACAAACCATTTTATGAGGCTTGTGATTTATTAATGGGTATTTCAAAACAAACTGTTAATATTAACAAATTAGTTTTAGAAGAAAAAGCATCAGATAAAATTATTAAATATGTACCTCATGGTTTAAATCATGAAATATTCAAACCTTTAGATAAAAATGATCCTGTTTTAATTGAATTTAAAAAAAGAATACTTAAAGGTAAAGAATATGATTTTGTATTATTTTTTAACTCTAGAAATATTAGACGTAAACAAATTCCAGATACTATTTTAGCATACAGACATTTTATAGATAAATTAACTGTCGAACAAGCTAAAAAATGTGCTTTTATATTACATACTGAAAGAGTAAGTGAACATGGTACTGATTTAGATGCTGTTATTGAATTATTAGCTAATGGTGAACAATATAATATTATCTTTACAGATGATAGATTTGATCCAAACCAAATGAATTTACTTTATAATTGTACAGATGCTCAAATTTTATTAACTTCAAATGAAGGTTGGGGATTAAGTTTAACTGAAGCATTATTAGTAGGTAAACCAATTATTGCTAACGTAACAGGTGGAATGCAAGACCAAATGAGATTTGAATTTGAAGATGGAACGTGGATTGATTTTACCCCAGATTTTCCTTCAAACCATAACGGAACTTACAGAAAACATGGTAAATGGGCATATCCAGTATATCCAACTAATAAATCTATTGTAGGTTCGCCAGTAACACCGTATATATGGGATGATAGATGTACAGCCGAGGATGCAGCCAAACAAATTATGAATGTTTATTTAGACGAAAATCGTGTTGAAAACGGTTTAGCCGGTAGAGAATGGGCATTAAGTGATGAAGCTGGATTTACAGGTGAAAAACAAGGTATTAGAGTAATGAATGCATTTGATGAATTATTTTCGACTTGGGAACCAAGAGAAAAATTCGAATTTATTAATACTAATGAAGTTAAAGATAGAAAAATAAACCATAAATTAATATACTAAGAAATGAACAAACCGTTATTTATAATTAGTTCTGCATTTGATACTTACAGTGGGTATGGTGCTAGAAGTCGTGATCTGATCAAAGCTATTGTTGAAACAGACAAATATGAGGTAAAATTATTATCTCAACGTTGGGGAAATACACCATTTGGTTTTTGTGAAGACAACAAAGAATGGGAATTTTTAAATAAATTAGTATTACCTAATAATCAACTACCTAAACAACCAGAAATTTGGATGCAAATTAGTGTTCCAAATGAATTTCAACCAGTAGGAAAATACAACATTGGTTGCACAGCAGGTATTGAAACAACAATATGCCCTCCTGATTTTGTAGAAGGTGCAAATAGAATGGATCTAACATTAGTATCTTCAGAACATGCTAAAAAAGTATTCCAAGATTCTAAATATGAAAAAAGAAATCAACAAACCAATCAATCAGAAGGAGTTGTTGAGTTAAATAAACCGATGGAAGTTTTATTTGAAGGTGCTAATTTAGATACCTATAAAGTAATTGATACACCTTGTTCTTTAGATATTCAAGTAAAAGAAAGTTTTGCTTACTTATTTGTAGGACATTGGATACAAGGAGACCTTGGAGAAGATAGAAAAAATGTAGGTTTATTAATTAAAGCGTTTTATGAAACATTTAAAAACAAATCAAACAAACCAGCACTTATTTTAAAAACATCTCAAGTAGGTTCTTCATATGTTGATAGAGAAGAAATTTTAAAGAAAATTAAAATAATTAAAAAAACAGTTAATTCTACAAACTTACCAAACATTTATTTATTACATGGTGAATTTACTGATACTGAAATGAATGAAATATATAATCATTCTAAAGTAAAAGCTATGATTAATTTAACTAAAGGTGAAGGATTTGGAAGACCATTACTTGAATTTACTTTAAGCAAAAAACCATTAATTACCACAGGTTGGTCAGGACATTTGGATTTTTTAAGTTCTGAATTTACTACTTTAATTGGAGGTAATTTAGCTAATGTTCATCCAAGTGCTGCTAATCAATTTATATTAAAAGAAGCACAATGGTTCTCACCAGATCCAGGTCAAGTAGGTTTTTATTTAAAAGATGTATTTGAAAATTATAAAAACTATACTGATGGGGCTAAACGTCAAGCACACTATAGTAAAACTAACTTTAGTTGGGATAAAATGAAAGAAAAAACAGATGAATTATTTACTAAATATATTCCTGAATTTCCAAAACAAATAGAATTAAAATTACCTCAATTGAAAAAAATTGAATTACCAAAATTACAAAAAATATAATGAATAACGAACAAATGATAATATGCCCTAAATCAAAGGGCGACGCATGTATGGTAACAGAATCAGCACCAGGTATTAAAACTTACTTTAGTTTTTCATGTGGTTTCCAAACAAATTCTTTAATGAAAGAAGGAGAAGATTTCTATGAAGAACAAATATCAATGCTACCTGAATTGTACAAAGATCTAACATGGAAAGATCCTGAAACAGAATTAATGTGGATTCCAAGTATGGTAAATGAACCTACTAAAGGTATGGTTTTTGCTAATGGCCCATCTAAAGATAGTTGGGGATGGTCAGCTGTAAAAGCAGTACCTGTAACAGAAGCAGAAGCTGAAAAATACCCAATTCCAGGTAAAAAAGGTGAGTATTATAAATGGAGAATGGATATGACAACTATGAGAAATTTCTCTGAAAGAGAATACATAGATGCTTTATCTTATGTTGGCTTACTACCAGAATAATTGTATATTGACAGTATGAAAATTAGTTATGCAATTACTGTCTGTAACGAACTAGAAGAAATAAAACAACTATTACCTTTTCTAATCGAAAATAAAAGAAAAGAAGATGAAATAGTTGTTTTTTTCGACTCAGTTAATGGTA